ATATAAATTTGAATGGAGAGAGATTACTTCCAAAAGAAATTATTTGGCGTACAAAAGAGGCGTTTAGTGATGGTGTCACTAAACAATCGCGATCGCTTTATGAAATTATTCAGGAGTTTATCCAAAATAAATATTTGGATGAAGAACCAGCGAAAATAAATATTTATTATAAACATAATCCGCCACACACGTTAGAACAGCAATATTATAGGGATATCTTCGAGAAAGCCTATCCTGGCCATGGTAAAATTGTCCCTTATATGTGGATGCCGCGATTTATTGAAGGCGTAACAGATGCAAGTGCAAGAACTCTTGCGATATATAATGAAATCAATCAATAATAAATAATAATGGATAAAAATAGAATAATATATTATTTTGGAATGAAAAAATACCTAGACTTTGCTAGATATTTTTTATATATGTTATACTACTACTACTATTTTCTAACTACCTAACTAGCAACATATTTATTCTCTCTCCTTCTGAATCCAAGAAACGCAACACACATCATCTGCAGTATTCCCAAACAGTTGTCGATGTCTACTTATCGTCCTTTTATCAACCGCAGCATTATACTCCTGTCTGTTTACCGCATCCCAAGGCTTCTCCCATCGTTCCTTTGCAAATCCAGCTAGCTCCGTTGCAGTTCCCCTTTGCAGAAGAGCTGCATCATGTTCGATTTTCGCGTTTATAATATCGCCTACTCCATCGCTGAAAATCTTGATATTGATTTCGTCGGTTTCATCGAATTCCAGAGTGAACTTATCTGGAGAAATCGCATAAATACCCTCTCTGCACCTTACCTCGCGTTTATAGGAAGTATACGGATTCTTATAGTCCATATGTCCGAGCGCCTGTGTAACTGATAGTTGGCGTCCATTGATTTTAACATACTTCGCAGGAGCAGCGCATATCGAATCCTCGTCCAAAATCTCAAATGCCGCGGATGGTGTTATTTCTACATGCCTATGAATTGAGCTGAGACGATTGATCTCTGCTGTATTAGTATAATCGTGAATCGTTGGCTCTAGTACTTTCTCGCCATTACGGTAGACCACTATTGGTGAATCGCCTACCATCAGTAACTGTACTGTAATCTTTTTACTCGCATAATCGTGATGAATCTGCGCCATCGACATTGTTGAGCCTCCATACACTTCGCGGTCGTATTTTAAACATAAGTCCGCGATTTTATGCTGAATAATTAGCGCAGGATCTTCCTTTCCATAGATATCTTGGAGCAGAATCTCGTCTAGTTCGCCGCTTGCCTTGAGTTCCTGTAAGAGTTGAAGAGTTAGGTTATGTGGTTCGCGCTTACCTGTTAGCGGATTCACATTCTCGAGATCATTACCGTGTCCATCAAATGCTGCGATTACCCAAGTATCGCCTCCAATCGATGAACGATGACTCGTATGAATCAAATCCTGCTTGCTTCCGAGTAGGTGTACTGCTGAGTCAACACTACGTAACATATGCTTCGTGTCCATCGCTTCTTCAGCAGTGAATTGCTCACTACTACTACTATCTTTTGGTTCTGCAGTAGCGGTAAATTCGAACACGGTATTCATTTCAGTTGTCATCTTATTGTTTTCTATTCGCGTTGTTTTGGGGGAGTTGTACCATCCATAAAAATATAAAAAAGGATTTCAATTTTACAGAGTTTATATAAACGTATTCCTTCCTTGATTATTTCACGGTAGTAATATAAATTCCACATAAGATAATAGCAACACCAAATATTTGGTTCATCGTATATTTCTCTTCAAAAATAAAAATACTGACTAATACTAACATAATCATACCAGCAGCTTTTATGAATACTGAATTTATAAACGGATTATTATAATATTTATCTAAATGAAATACAAAAATGCTAGAGAATACCGTAAGAAATGCTAATAAAAAAATACATATATATTCTAACATCGTAAGCATACTATATTTCCCAAACATCTTTGAAAAAGAATGTTGTTCAGTAAATGATAAATAGATTAAATATATAGATACTACAGCTCCTATACATAACGTATTTAAAAATACAAATTCATGTGGGTCTAAACGATCTGAAATATGTTTTCTAAAATAAGGGCGAAATTGTTGTAAAAGTGCTATACCGAATAAAAACGGGTACATTATAATAATAAAAGATATTTATAAACAATATAAAATTGAATATAAATGACAATATAAATATATTCTATTATTACTATTATTCTCTCATTTCATACAAAATAAGATGTTTCTCGCTTTTCTTAAATCACCATTTTATGATCGTATTGCGTGTATGACACAATATAGTTATGATTCATATGATAGTGACTTAAGTAACACATCTAGTTCAGATGAGGAAAATCAATACGATATGGTACGTATCAATGATGACGTACATATTCAATATAAAGATAGATCTAAAACCGAGAATAATATATTACTAAGAAAACCGTACAATTATAATTTGAGAGAAGCGGACGATTATTATTTCGTATCCTATGAAAATACAGATACTTTATTTGAGAGATATTGTAAAGATTGTCTAAATTATACTGCAGTTATAGTATGTATAGGTGTGCATATTATATTGATTTATATAATATTGACACTTTATTAATAAATACTATTCCTTATCATTAAAATAATTAAATAATAAATTCTCTGGATTATGATTTTCAATCTCTCCACACATCAAATGTGCGCATTCATACATTTGACGTAATACATCATTCGGTGCAATCGATCCGACTTTAATAAACCCTTTTTTAACTAAGAATTTTTTCACATCAGGCATAGGAGTCTGTTTTAGATGAAGAGCGCTTGTAGAAATACGTTGTCTTACTGTTTTATTTGATATTAATACTCCAATTTTAGGGGCTATTTTCGATCGACCTACATGATAGCTACGTTTAAATGTTTTTCTTTGTTTTAGATATTTAAGTCGTGGTTTATCTTTTTTCTGATTCGTATCTTTTTTTATGAATTTTTGCCGTTTTTCAATGAGTTTTTTTTTAACTTCAGAGAGAATAGTTTGTTTTTCTTTTGGTTTTTCTGGTATTTTGACCGATTGTTCGACTGATTCTGTTTCTGGTTCTCTTTGTTTTTCAGTATATACGGTTGGAATATGTCCGTAATTTCGTTGTGTTGTTTGTTTCCAGTTTCTAAAAGTAGGTAATGATCCTCCTCTTAAACAACCATATTTTGGTGGTGGTGGTAATTGTTTAGGAACTGTATTTAATGTTAAAGGTATTATTTCATTATTCACAATCGGTGTAATAGAATTAAATATATCTGGTAATGCTGTGCTTATACTATTTTCATCGAATGACTTTATTTGAATATTATTATTAAACTCATTCTCATTATGTTCGCGTTTAAATGTAGTATTATGTTTTTGTTTTTGATTCAACGAATTTTCCACGGCTTCCTTTTCATTCAAATTATTAAAGTATTGGAGAGATTTTTCGAAATCTGTTTTAAATTCTGTTTCTTTATTTGATTTTTTAGAATTTGATTTATCTGTATTTTTATCTGCGTTTATTAAATTTTTATATTCTTGTTTTTGTTTCTCTCGAATATTTTCACGAAGCATTCTTAAAACACCATTTCTAAGAGTTCTATTTCTTACAGGTCTTACATCCGATCGTACTTTTATTCTTGTATCAGAAACTGGTTTTTTTTTCCTAGATGTGTTTTTATCGGAAACTTTAAATAATTCAGGATTAATTTTTATAGTTCTTTTTTCTGAAGACATTTATTTTTAGTTTTAATAACTTATGTGAAAATAAAAATATGATTATAACGGCTAAAAATATATTTTTAATATATAATGGAATCTCCATCATCCGATGAATATAAAACACCATCATCTAGTCCATCCTCTAGTCCAAAATCAGATGCAACTACCAGTCCAAATACATCTACAAAAAGTGAAAATATTGCGCGCGTGAATACGCCAAAGAGGACTAATCAATTCATAAACCCAGAAAATTTCGGAAATATTGTAAAACATATTGTAGATATTGATCAATCTATTCCTATAATAGCTACTACGGAGAATATATGTACTTCACAACAGGAGTGTAATACACAATTATTAAATAATAAACGCCAATTAAATTCATTAAAGAAAGAATTATCTGGATTGAATATACGAGCATTAGAGTCACAGCAGCTTAAATATAAAAATCAACAAACTGCATTAAATGCTAAAATGCATTTATTATTAAAAAGAAAAAGAGAAATTGATATACATTTGGAAGATATATCTAGTAAACTTAGAAATAATAATGAATTAACAAATACTCTACAAACACAAATAAAACATACAGAAAAGTCTATTGCAACTATTACTCAACATATGAGAAAGAATAAATTTAGAACATCATTTCGTAATTGGTTCGGTGGTAAAACAATAAAACGCCCAAAACATACGCATAAACGAATGACAAAACGGCGTTGAACTCTTTCATAAATAAATAGTATTTATGAAAAGAATCTAAAAAATTGACTTTAACTTTAGATTAGTATGAACGGTACAACTTTACTTTCATTTAAAGATTCAAACATGGCTACCAAATCGTCTTCTAAAACGTCTTCTAAAGCATTGGATGAAGTGTCTGTAGCTAAACAAATGGATAGTAAAGAAAAGAAGGTTCGTATTCGTATACCAAAAAAAAAAGTAGTAGAGTCTGAAATATCAAAACCACTTGATATTCATTCTGAAGAATCTACTGAAACAATAAAACAAATCATCGAACAAGAATTATTAGAATCCATAAAGAAAGAGATTGAGCCTATGAGCGATATGATATCCCAATTATTACCCGAATCAGTACTAGGTCATTTAGGCACATACACAGAAGAACCCTATCAAATCATACAATCCTATTTCGAGGGTCAGCATTTAGACCGTCTTGTACGACATCAAATAGAGTCATATAATCATTTTATTAATCACCAGGTACAAGGAACAATCAATATGTTTAATCCAGTAGTTATACGATCTGAAAATGATTATGTGGAAGAGCATAAACTCTATATGTTGGAAGTATTCATTTATTTCGAAAATTTCAAGCTATATCCACCGCAAATCCATGAAAATAATGGTGCAACAAAGCTAATGCTTCCCCAAGAGGCGAAACTCCGTAATTTTACATATGCGTCTACAATGACAGTCGATATTCGTCTAGATTATGTCATTCGAAATACAGAGACAATGGATCAACCTCGTACTATCCAAAAGTTCCTTCCTAAAATTAATATTGGTAAAATGCCGATTATGTTAAAATCATCGATTTGCGTTCTTACACAAAATAGCCATATTCATCCAATGCATACTGGCGAATGTAAAATGGATTGCGGCGGATATTTCATTATCAAGGGTTCCGAAAAAACAGTTTTAGGTCAGGAACGCGCAGCCGAAAATCGAATTTATTGTTTCGATGGAAAAAATACTACGAAATGGGACTTTTTCGCGGAAATCAAATCGATCCCTGATAATAAATGTATTTCTCCGAAACAAATCGAAATGATGATTGCATCGAAAAATAATGGATTTGGAAATGGAATATATATCTCTATTCCTCGTGTAAAACAGCCCATCGAATTATTCACATTATTCCGAGCTCTCGGTGTCCTATCGGATAAGGAAATCTGTGAATATATTGTTTTAGATACAGCCGACCACAGTTGTGGGGATATTCTTAAATTTCTACAGGCTTCAATCATCGATTCCAATAAGTATATGACGCAAGAAGATGCTATGCGACATATTACTGCAATTGTTACATTTATGCCCCTTAATATGGATAAAGATACCGGCGCTAGGAAAAAACGCGAATTCGCACAGGACGTATTAGATAATGATCTCTTTCCCCATTGTCGTTCGAAAATACAGAAATTATATTTAGTTGGTTATATGGCGAATAAATTGATTCAGACTGCACTAGGATTCCTACCACCAGATGATCGTGATTCATATGTGAATAAGCGTATTGACTTGACAGGGACCCTATTAAATAATTTGTTTAGGAATTACTTTAATAAGTTGGTGAAAGAGATGCAAAAACAGATTGTTCGTGAGATCAATAATGGATCTTGGAGATCTACAGAAGATTATGAAAACATTGTTAGTATGACGAATATCTATAAAATTATGAAATCAACGACAATTGAAAATGGGATCAATCGTGCACTAGCCACTGGCGATTTCAGTATCAAACAATCAAATTCCAGTAAAGTCGGTGTAGCACAGGTCTTAAATCGGCTCACATATGTCTCTTCTCTGTCACATCTTAGACGAATTAATACACCTTTGGAGAAATCGGGGGAATTGATTGCGCCTAGAAAATTACATAATACGACATGGGGGTTTTTATGTCCTGCTGAAACGCCCGAGGGTCAGTCGATTGGTATTGTCAAAAACATCAGTTATCTTGGACATATCACAATTCCTACAAATAGTGAATCGATCTATGAATTTGTTAAACCATATATTTTACAAATTGAAAAAATAAGGCCAATAGATGCAAATAAAAAGGTAAAGGTATTTGTAAATGGTGCTTGGGTAGGTATTACAGATTCTCCAATTGAATTATATAACAATATGAAGGAAAAGAAATATAGTGGAATCATCAATATTTATTCCTCGATTATATTTGATATTAATCGTAAAGAAATACGACTTTGTACGGATAGTGGTAGACTTACTCGGCCTGTTCTAAAAGTAAAATCTGGGCGTGCTATTATTGATAGATCGATTATTGATCGTCTAGAATCAAAGGAATTAGGATGGAATGATCTGCTTACAAATTGTAAACTAGATGATTCTGTTATTGAATATATTGATCCTGAAGAACAGAATTTTGCAATGATTGCTATGCAAACCAAGCAAGGAATGTTGACGGGTTCTCAAATAAGATATAATTATACGCATTGTGAAATCCATCCCTCTACGATTTTCGGGGTTCTCGCATCATGTATTCCTTTCCCTGAGCATAATCAAGCTCCTAGAAATACATATCAGTGTTTACATCCAGAAGAATTGGTTTGGATGGCTAATGGTACAAAAAAAATGATTCAAGATATTCAAATTGGTGAAGATGTATTATCTTTCCATCCAGAGACTTTTGATATTTCTAAAACTCGTGTTGTTAATCATTTTGTTCGAAAAAATGAATTTCCAATTCATAAAATAACAACAATCTCAGGAAGAACAATTAAAGCCACTAGCGATCATAAATTTATGACAAATTCTGGATGGAAGACTGTTACTGATATTTTAAATGATCAGTCATTAAATATTTTGGCTTTCCAAAACATTGATAATTATGTGTTTGAATCTATTGAAAATATCATTTTAGAACCAGATGGATTTGTCTCAGACATTGAAGTTGAATCTGAAAACCATTCATTCATTACATCTTATGGTATCGCAAGTTCAAATTGCGCTATGGGAAAACAAGCTATGGGTGTCTACGCTACGAATTATGATAAGCGTATGGATAAAACAGCATATGTCTTAAACTATCCTACTCGACCACTTGTCGATACCCGTGTGATGAATTTCATACACTTGAATAATATCCCTTCTGGATGTATGGTGAATGTTGCGATTATGACTCATACTGGATATAATCAAGAAGATAGTGTCCTGATTTCAAAAGGCGCAATTGATCGCGGATTATTCATGGCCACCATTTATCATACTGAGAAGGACGAAGATAAAAATATTATCCGTGATGAAATAGTCCGTTGTAAGCCAGATAAGGCCAGAACCAAGGGTATTAAATTCGGAAATTACGATAAACTCACATCACAAGGATTCATCCCAGAAAACGAACTCGTAGAGAATCGCGATGTCATTATTGCGAAAATCATTCCTATCAAAGAAAATCGTAATGATCCAACGAAAACGATTAAATTCGAGGACCAGTCTAAAACATTCCGTACTACGGAGGAGACCTATGTCGATAAGAATTTCACAGGCCGTAATGGCGATGGATATAATTTCGCCAAGGTCCGTCTGCGTATTCTGAGAAAGCCTGTTATGGGTGATAAGATATCGAGTCGGCACGGACAGAAAGGTACTCTTGGAAATATTGTTCAAGAAGAGGATATGCCGTTTACAAAAGATGGTATTCGTCCAGATATTATTATTAATCCACATGCGATTCCAAGTCGAATGACGATTGCGCAGTTAAAAGAGACCTTATTGGGAAAGGTGTTATTAGAACTTGGGATGTTCGGTGATGGAACGAGTTTTGGAAATCTCGATGTAACAACTATTACAAAGGAGCTACAGAAACTCGGGTATGAGAGTTATGGTAATGAACTCCTCTATAATGGGCTCACTGGAGAACAACTCGAGACCAATATCTTTATGGGACCAGTCTTCTATCAGCGTCTTAAACATATGGTTAATGATAAACAACATAGTCGGGCCATTGGTCCGATGGTGAATTTGACGAGACAGCCAGCTGAAGGTAGGTCACGAGATGGTGGTTTCCGTATTGGTGAGATGGAACGCGATGTAATGATTGCCCATGGAATGTCGCGATTCTGTAAGGAGCGTCTTTATGATGTTTCGGATAAATACAGTGTTCATGTTTGTAAACGTTGCGGTTTGATTGCGTCATATAATGACGGAGATAATAAAAAGGGTTCCGCATTAGATTTTGCTATACATATTTGTAATACGTGTGGAAATAAAACGGATTTCGCCAAAGTGAATATCCCCTATGCGTATAAATTAATGGCGCAAGAACTTCAAACAATTAATGTAGTTCCGAGAATAATGACTGAATGAATTTGTAACGGTGTAAATTACAATTGTAAATTTGTAATTCATTTTGTGAATTTGTAGATACAATCTTAAAATTTCTAATATTTTTAACTGCATAATTGGTAACGAAAAATAATATATGGCGATATTTTAGCATATTCGGTTTTATGAAGTGGAAAAACCAATATATACTATTTTTTTTAGTATTTTTTATTTCTTATATCTGCTTTTACTGGATAGAATACGATGAAGATTCTATACAAAGTTCTAAAACACGTAGATTAGAGAAGGATGGATTTTGCGTATTGATAAATAAAGAATACTTAAAAACAGAATCTCAACCATGTGAAAAGTTAAAAACTGATATTTTGAATAAACTTCCACCCGATTATATTTTTTTAGATTATGTGTATAAAATAAATAATACGGCCCTTTCTACCTTTCATAAAGATGTCACTTCTTCTCAAACAATAAATAATACGAATTATCCAACTTATACATGTATTCTGTATAAATACAGTGGCGAATTATTATCTGTATGTCCCAATTCGAATAAAACATATCCATTTGTAAATTCCAATATAGTAAATATATCGGGTGAAGCAGGAACCGCCTTTTTATTTGATTGTAATCTATTACATTCTGGAATGCAGAATATGTGTCGTTATAGGGAAGTCGTCCAATATAAAATCTGTCATAAAGACGATTTACTAGGTCTGAAACATTTACAAGGTGTTCGTGTAGAAAAATCGGATGCTTGTGAAATAACGTATTATAATTATTTTATGCGTAAATTATCCTATTATTTCCAGGTTCCTATAAATAGTATATTATATCCACTTATGATTAAGCGGGAGAATGATGATAGCATATTAGGAAAAATCCAATATTATATTCCATTGGATTATTATAATAATATATAGTTTTTTTATTTATTTTTCATTTATTTTTTCTTTCATACATTTTATACAAGGATGTGGTTTTAGATCAAACGAGTAAATATACGCGC